AACTAAATTACGAACAGCAGCAAAAGAATTAGGAAGACAAAGTGATTTAACAGAGAACGATTTAAGGACTCAAGCAAGTGTTTTTAGGGAATTAAGAGCAAATGTATCTTTAACGGGTACAGCGTATAAAAAATTAACTGCTGACATACAAAGGGCCGAAAGAGCTTTAGAAAAAGCTGCGGCGGCAGGTAAACGATCTAGCTTCAGCTTTGGTAAGGCTGCTAAAGGATTAGGAGCTGTTGCTGGTGCTGGTGTCTTTGGAGGGGTCGAGGGTGCTGCTGGTGCATCCCTTGGTTTAGTTCTCTCAGGTGGCAACCCTGGTGCTGCATTAGCTGGTGGTGCTGTTGGAGCACAGCTTGGTATGGGGCGTAGGCAACTAGGAGAGATAGGTATCTATCAGGCTTCACTTAAAAAGCAACGATTAGCTTTAGAGCTTGTTATTGCAGATACAGATAAATATAAAAAAGCCCAAGAGTTTTTAGCTGAGAGTAGTGAAAAACTTGCGATACCTCAAGATGTAATCGTTAGACAATTTACTGCGTTAACAGCTTCAGTAGTTGGTGCAGGTCAATCAGTAGAAGACGCACAAGAGGTATTTCTTTCAATAGCTTCTGGTATTCGTGGTACTGGTGGAAGCCTAGAAGACATGAAAGCTGCTATGACGGCTACTGCCCAAGTATTCAGTAAGGGCAAGGTATCTGCCGAAGAGCTTCGTCAACAACTCGGTGAACGTCTACCAGGTGCGTTTACTATTTTTGCATCGTCTATGAAAATGAAACCCGCCGAGTTAGATAAGGCGTTAGAGCAAGGTAAGGTTACTTTGCAAGACTTTATGGGATTCAGTAAATTTCTGTTTAAAGAGTATGGTAAAAATGCAGAGATATTAGCGACATCACCCGCCGCCGCAGGGGATAGATTAGCTACTGAGTTTTCAAAATTTAAAGATACTTTTGGAGGGTTCTTTGCAAATATTGGAGCATCACTACAAGACGGAACAACAAATATACTTAAATTTTTTAATACAAATCAAGTAATAATTAAAAAATACGTTACAGACATAGTAAATATCTCTGTCGGTATTGGGACTGTTTTTAAAAAAGTATGGACTGATATTTTCGGTGGTCTAGGTCAAGCATTAGTAACTTCCTTTAATTTTATAAAAAACCAATTCAAGAAATTAGCTGACTTTATTAATGGCTTTTTTCAAGGGTTTAAAAAATTATGGAACGCTTTCGCAGAGGCTATGGGTCATTTGGGATTAGGAAGGTTATTTGAAGTGCCTTGGATTTCAATCAGTGATGAAACAGGAGATACTTTAAAAACTAATTTAGATAAAGTAACTAAACCTTTAAATGACTATAAAAAAGAATTAAAAGAGTTGTTTGATAAAAATAGTGGTTTATCAATAGAAGAAGTTTTTGGTACCCCTAAATTTGATGAGTTTATTAAGAAAGCAATTGAAGCAAAGGAAGCTGCTAATAAGTTAAACAATGAATTAGATAA